AAAAGGTGACACCACCAATTGAGTGGCTTAAGTCAAAATAATGGAATCAATCAAGTTACTAGACAAATACCAACCTTTATTTTTAGAAACGCCTAAAACGCGTTATTATCTTATTACTGGCGGCCGAGGCTCGGGTAAATCGTGGACATTGTCGATGTTTCTTTTAAATCTAACTTATGAGGAGGGCCATATTATTTTATTTACTCGTTGGACGCTAACCTCGGCGTTTATTTCAATTATTCCTGAATTTATCGACAAAATAGAGTTGATGAATAAGGCCGACGATTTCGAAATAACACAGTCTGAAATCATAAATAAGCAAACAGGATCAAAGATTTTGTTTAAAGGCATAAAAACAAGCCAAGGGACCGCCACGGCGAACCTTAAATCAATTGCTGGAGTAACTACATGGGTAATGGATGAGGCCGAGGAGTTAGTTGACGAGGATATTTTTGACAGAATCGACCTGTCGGTTAGGGCAGTTGAGAAACCCAACCGCGTTCTGCTAGTAATGAATCCAGCGACCAAAGAGCATTGGGTTTATAAGCGTTTTTTTGAGGATTACATGGTAAAGTCAGGCTTTACAGGCATTAAAAACGATTGTACCTACATTCATACGACCTATTTAGACAACATAGACAACCTAAATGAGACCGTTATAAATCGTTTTGAAGCAATTAAGCAAAGAAATCCAACCAAATACAACCATATTGTCATGGGTTATTGGATGGATAAAGCCGAGGGAGCCATTTTTGAAAACTGGAAAATTGATAATTTTGACACGTCTTTGCCTTTTGGCTTTGGAATGGACTTTGGATTTAGCGTTGACCCAACCACGTTAATAAAAGTTGCAGTTGATGAGGACAAAGCTTTAATTTATTGCCATGAATGCTTTGCAGAAACGGGACTAACGACCAACGATATTGCTAAAAAAATTGGCAAACATTGCCAGCCTAATGACATGATCGTTGCAGACTCGGCAGAGCCAAGGCTAATAAATGAGGTTTATAACATGGGTTTTAATATTATCCCATGCACCAAGGGCCCCGACTCGGTTAGATACGGAATTAAGAAAATGCAAGACTACCAAATTGTAGTAACAGGCGAAAGCAAGACAATTATTAAAGAGCTTAACAATTACATTTGGAGCGACAAACGCTCGGACACGCCAAGGGACGATTTCAACCATACGATTGACGCGATAAGATATGTGTTTGATAAGCTATCGGTTTCTAAATTTTGGCACGTTTAGAATATTGAATCATTTTTTTATTTTATTACCCTATTTTTACAAAAAAAGAAAACGGAATGAATTACTTAGATAGAATAAAAAACGCGCTAGGTTTAAACCAAAAAGATTCCACCTATTTAAACGCGGTTTTTCCTTACCTGGGCAACAACGTTATTTGGACCGCACCAACAACGCAAAATTTTATCGAGAAAGGTCTTTATTTAAACTCTGACCTTTACGCAATTATAAACCTAATCATTAACAAGGTAAGCACGGCGCCAATTGTGGTCTATCAAGTAAAGGATCAAAAGGCTTTGAAGTACTACAAATCAATGTCGGGCAGCTTTGACAATTCGGGCGCCAAGTTCCAGGCTCAACAATACAAAGCAAGAGCATTGGAAGAGGTCAGCATTCCCGAATTAGACCGACTATTTAAAAAGCCAAATGAGTTCCAAACTTGGGACAACCTTTTAAAAGAGATTGCCGCATTCCGATTAATAACTGGCAACGCTTACATTTACGGCGCTAGACGTGGCGAACAACCAAACGCGCCAATTATTGCGTTGTACTCTTTGCCCGCGCAATTCATGGAAATAATTTCAGGTGGTTTAAATCAACCGATTAAAGAATACCGATTGACTTATAACGGTTACGAGCGCATAAATGCTAATAACGTTGGACACCTAAAAAATATTAATTTAAGTTACACGGCTGGCACGGCTAACCATCTTTATGGCGCCTCACCTTTGCGGTCCGCGGTCCGAGATCTAACCACGTCAAACGATGGCAAGCAAGCGCTTTTGTCTATGCTGCAAAACATGGGCGCCCGTGGCATACTTACAGGCGATGGAACGGTAAACATTACACGCGAACAAGCGCAAGGTCTTAAAGAGGATTACAAATCCAACTACCAGGGCGCCAACCGCGCTGGCGACGTAATTATTACGCCAGCCAAATTGTCTTGGGTGCAAATGGGAATGAATGCCGTTGATATGTCAATCATTGACACGCAAAAAGTAATTTTAAGGTCGTTGTGCCGCGTTTACGGCGTTGATGCTAAGTTACTAGGCGACACCGAGGCAAGCACGTTCAACAACACGGAAACGGCTTACAAGGCCCTAATTAATAACGTTGTCCGTCCTTTGCACATTGAAATTCGAGACGTGCTTAATAACTGGCTTTTGGAATCGTACGGTAATAAAAATCTATTCTTAGATTTTGATTATATGGCTTATCCTGAAATGCAAGACGACATGGATAAGCTCGTAAATCAATTGTCGGCGGCTTGGTGGTTAACTCCAAACGAAAAGCGCGCAGCTATGAACTATGGGGAGTACGAAAATACTTTAATGCAACAACCGTTTATTCCGCAAGGCTTAATGACTTTGGCCGAGTTCCAAGCGTCAGAGGTTGACAACATAGATAATATGGGAGACTATGCCCCAGCCAACTAAAAAGGATTTAGCACTTGCAAAGCAATTGGACGCATTGCAAAGACGTTACGAAAAGCGATACGAAAAGCAAATATTTACGGCTCTTAAAAAGCAAATGCAGCCGTATTTGGATGCAATAAAAGAGGCCGACGGAAATATTAACCGCTTTGATTTAATAACGCCAGCGCCTTTGGCTGACACCTTGGAAAGCCTTTACCTTGTTGCTGGCACGGCTTATGCCGAGGCTATGTATAACGCAATTCAACCGCCGACAAAAGCAACAAAAGAAGCGTTACGCGCTGGCTGGCGTGACTTTATGCGTTTGTTTGCAGTTAGAAACTTGCCGCAAACGTTGATAAGCATTAACGAGACCAGCCAAAAGATAATCCGAACCATTGTACTTGCTGGATTAAACGAGGGCCTTGGCGCCTTAGAAATAGCCACAAACATACAACAAAGCATTTCTTTAATATTTAAAAATCGTGCCAAGTTAATTGCCAGGACCGAAATGGTTATAGCTACAAATAACGCGGCTATGCAATCGGCGGCAACCTCGGATTTTATGTATGAAAAGAAATGGATTCCAGCGACCGACACGCGCACGCGTCCTGATCATGCAGAAATGAGGGCAAAGCCTTGGATTCCATTTGACCAAAACTTTATTGTTGGCGGTAACGATATGAGACAACCAGGCGACGGCTCCCAAGGTGCTGGCGCGGACCAAATATGTAATTGCCGATGCAAAGTTGTGTTTAGAATTATGCGAGACGTTGACGGCTTACCAATGCGTAAATGATTGCTTACGTTATAAACTTAGATCATCGCAAAGACAAATGGCGCGCGTCAATGCAAGAGTTGGCGCCGCACTTTAATTTGGAAAGGGTAAACGCAATTAAAAACGAATGGGGTTGGCTTGGTTTGTGGCAAACATTTAAAAAGATTTTTCAAGAATGCGAGGACGACGTTTTGATTTTTGAAGACGACGCGACTTACCGAGGTTGGGCAACCAGTTTAGAAAATGCAATAAAGGATTTGCCAGCTGACTGGGATATGTTAATGCTCGGAGCCAATATAAAAGATTCACGACTTGACCGCGTAACCAAGGGATTGGTTCGCACTTATGGATCGTGGACAACTCATGGAATATTGTACTCGTATCGCTTTGCAAAGGAAATGGCCCAATTAGATTTAACCATACCAATTGACGAACACTTTAGGACAATAGTCCATCCAAAAGGTAACTCTTATATTTGCGTGCCTTTTTTATCTTACCAGCGACCGAGCGAAAGCGACATTGAGGGAGGTTATAAAAACTATACAAGTATCTTTGAAGATAGCGAGGCAAAAGCTTTGCATTTTGTAAATCAATAATTTTATAGGTTTGCATTTTTTTTTAACCTTTTTATTTTTACAAAAAAAGACGCAATGATTTACAAGAATTTAAGCGAGGGAATAATTGAGGACGTCGACGACGTAAAGGGAATCGTTACGGGATATTTTTCCGCGTTTAACAATATTGATTCCGATGGCGACGTTATTGTGTCAGGCGCTTACAAAAAGACAGTTGCCGAGAACGGACCAATGGGACGCAATAGAATCATGCACTTGCTCCAGCACAATCCTTTGATGCCATTGGCTAAACCTATGGAATTAATGGAGGATGCTAAAGGCTTGCGTTTTACTTCTAAGATTACGGAAACCAGTTACGGAAAAGACGTTTTAAAGCTTTACAAAGAGGGCGTTTTTAATGAGCATTCCGTAGGCTTTGAAATTGTAAAGAGCGACAATAAAAGCGGTTACCGAGAGATAAGAGAGATTAAACTTTGGGAGGGTTCAACCGTTACCTGGGGAGCCAATCCAAGCACGCCAATTGAATCAATGAAAAGCTGGGATTTACCAAAGAGCGAGGAAATGATTGTTAAATTTGGCAACATTTTAAGAAAGGGAGACGTTACCGACGAAACAATGTTACAACTTGAAATTTGTTTAAAACAGATTGAAGAACATTTAAAGGACTTGCAATTAAAATCAGTTTTGGCCGTAGAATCCGACGCAATTCAATTCACCACCGTACAAGACCCGACTTTGTCAATGGCTTTAGAGTTCGAATATATACCTAAACTCAAAAAATTTATCTAAAAACAAAATGGAAGCAATTAAATCACAATTAGATTCAGTACTTGCGAAATTGGAAGGCAACGAAGCGTTGATTTCCGACGTAAAGGCTATGAAAGAAGCTGGTGAGGAGTTCAGAAAAAACCTTTCTGCTGAAACGACCAAGCTAAACGAAAAAGCAACCGCTCTTCAGGCTCAGCTTGACGGCGTAGATGCACGCACCCAGGCGGGTTTCGCAAGCGCTCAAAAAAGTTATTCTTTTTCTAGCGAACTAGAGAAAGCTTTTAACTCTGACGCATTTGGAAACTACAAAAGCGGAAACGCTAACAAAGTAAAGTTGGACCTTGAATTGAAAGGCTCCGATATGACAGTTGGAAACGCTTACACTGGCGAAGTTATTCCAGCGGACAGAGTTCCTGATCTAAAGTTTGTTCCAAACAGAAAAGTAAACGTTCGTCAATTGTTGCCAGTTGGACAGACTAGCTCTAACCTTATTCGTTTCGTGCGCGAATCTGCATACGACAACGCTGCGGCTCCAACCGCGCAAGGTTCTGCAAAGCCTCAATCCGATTTCGATTTGACCGCGGTAGATCGTAGCATCCGTACAATCCCTACTTTCATGCGTTTGACAAAAGAAATGTTGGACGATACTCCTGGCTTGATTGCTTACCTTTCTAGCCGTGCGCCAAGCAAATTGTTGAACGTTGAAGATACCCAATTGCTTTACGGAAGTGGAAGCGGTCAAAACTTGCACGGTTTCGCAACAGACGGATCAGCTTGGACAACTGTTAAATTTGGTACTCTAATTAACAGATTTGACGTTCTTGCATCTGCGGTTGTTCAAACTACTAAGAACGAATACGCGCCAAATGCAATTATGATCAATCCATCTGATTACTTGCAGTTGGTATCTACTAAGGAATCGACAGGAAGTTACATTTTGCCAACTTACGTTAATATGTCAGGCGGTCAAATGTTTATCTTGGGCGTTCCAGTTTACGCAATCAATGGAGTTGTTGCTGGCGATTTCTTTGTTGGAGACTTTGCACTAGGTTCCCAATTGTTTGTTCGTCAGGGCGTAACTTTGGAATTCTTTGAGCAAGACGCAGACAACGTAACCAAGAACTTTGTAACTGTACGCGTTGAGGAAAGAATTGCTTTGGCAGTTTACACGTCTCAATCAATTGTTTACGGAACATTTGCAGCCGCTTTGGCTAACGGTTCCGCAGTATAAGTAAATAGGTGTTTGTTTATAAAAGGGTCGCCAAATATTGGCGGCCTTTTTTTATTTATCTAAAAATCAATACCTTTCAAAGAATCAAAAATAAAAAACATGAATATCGTTTTTTTTGTACACGCGTGGGCGGGCACGCATAACTCGGGCGCAGAGTG